GCAAGTTGCCTGCGGTAGTCATCGAAGCTCATGGTCTTTCCGGACTGAGTTCGGACCACGAATGTCTTAGAGAATGCCATTGTCCCGCTGTTTTGTTTTCACTAAGATATAGCGTTTCCGCCCTTCGGGCGTGACGGCAATAATGTCGTAATACTTACCACCAAAGCCAATCTTCCAGTCAGCTGATACAGCTGTCTGGTATCGCATGCGCCAGGTGATCATGTACTGGCTCTGCATCTGATCATTGACAAAGATCTCAGATCCGACCGTGCCTGTCTGTGGAATTACCTCCTGGGCATAGAAATCCCCTGCGCTCGCAAAGGAGCGTTTGACCTGCCCTGAACTGTTCTGGCTCGTGGTGGGCTGGTAGAGAGTAATTCTGCGGTCTAAGGTCATGCAAAGTTTCTGCGGTAACGGAATACAATCCGATCAAAAAAGCGAGGCTGCGTGTAAGGCATGTCATCCCCAAAGTCAAAGCCAAATTTGACGCGCTGATATAGCGCATGCTGAATGTCTTTGGGCATGGTGGCAAAGCCAGCCGTGTACGCAATCTCCATGCGGTCTCCCTCTGATCCAATGGAAGGGAAGATCACGCCGTCAAGTACCTCGTATTCCGTGTCCTCCGTGCGGGTTCCGTCAACGGTGACATGGACTGAGGTGATAGTCCCGACGGGCCAGTAGGGGAGCTCATAAGAGCTCACCCATACTGTGTCCGCGGTTATTGTAGCACTACCAAGTACCACATGGGCATAGCTTAACGCCTCCTCACACGCTGCCTCATAGAGGAAGGTCAAAAGGGTGTCATCATCATTTCCATCCACTCGGCAGAAGGATTTGATTGTTGCCAGGTCAATCGCCTGGGGCGTGTAGGCTATGCTTGTGGCCATTGTTAGATAGTTACATCTTGAGCGATTACGAAGGACTCATCACGGAGTACTTTGCAATCCATGAAACGCTCGATGTAGATCTCTGTGATGGAGCTCTTCATCTGAGTGTAAGGGTTGACGATCAATGAAGCACCACCCCAGAATCCAACAGCCAAGTCAGACCAGTTACCGAAGGCAATGCCATAAGCAGGGCCAGAGTAAGCAGGAGAGAGAGTGGTAGAGAAAGCGGTGTATCCGTTGGCGGTCTTTACTGGATCGAGCATGCCCTCAACCAAGAAACGGCCTGAGCCAGCGTCCACTTTGGTCTTCTTTAAAGAAGCCATGACGCCAGGGTTGGTGACATAAGCGAGGTTACCCTGCAAAGCGTCATCCATGGCCAAGGTCTTCTCCATTTCAACCAGGTCATCATAGGTCAAAGCACCAGCAAAAGAAAGCTCTTGAGCAGAACCATTCAAAAGGGTGTACAAGCCAGAAGGCTGGTTTGAAGCACCAGTACCGTTCAAGATGGCGTTCTCAAGTCCTTTGTTGAATGACTGGTTCAGCTGTGCAATCATGCGAGCCTGGATGCCCTGGCTGTACTCTTGCTTCAAAAGCTGGTTTGATACAGAAGCGGTGATCACGGCGCGCTTGGGGCTCATGTCTACCGTGCCGAAGGTCAGATCCTGTGCGGTGTCCGTTCCGGTCTCTGTCTGCCAGTTGAGGTCATAGGCACCTGTCTGCTTAGGGAAAGAGACATTGCCGACCAAGTTTTCAAACACAGACACCTGGCCCAACAAAGGAGTTGAAGGGTAAAGGAAGTCAATGTAACGGCCGGGCTCGGTGAATACCAAGTCGGATCCAGTAGTTGCGCCTCCTGCGGTGTTGGTACGCTTAGTCACGAACTCGGGCATGTGGATCGCGTTGTCGGATCCGTCTGATAAGCCTAAGCGGCGGCGTTCTGCAAGGCCTTCCTGGTTGATCTCAGCCTCAATGCCTGAGAGTTTACCGTTGCGGGCCTCGTTCATGGCCTTAATGATGTTGAACTTTGCAAGGTCACGCTGCTCCGACTTGGAGAGCTTGCCCTGTACTGCGGAAGCGTCTACGAAGTTTGCAGCGCGCTCCTCATTGATTTCGGGGTTTTCCACGATTTCAGGGGTTTGAGTTAATTCAGATTTGACGGCCTCCAAGCTGCGAAGAGCTGCGGAGGTTGTTGGATTTGCTCCTCTCGGAGTTAAAGATATATCAAAGATCTCACCGACCTCTTTGATCACACGAAGAGGTTTGTCAGAGCGCACATCGAGCCACTCCTCCTTTTTAACGGTGAAGGCCCAGCTCGCCTGGTCTACGTCCCCACGTCCCACAAGTGTACGTACTTCGTTTCCTGTGGCTGTGTCGGGCAATTCGAATGCGAAGTACAAGCCTTCGTCATTTACTTGAAGATCCAGAGTGCCCTTGCCTTTATTACGGCGAGCCAGAACACGATCATAGTCGTGGTTATAGAGGGCGTGGATGTCGTAGTTGTCAAGGTTGTCAAACGCGCTGCGCTCAATGCGCTCTCGAAAGCTCCCAAGATCGTATTCCAAAAAATTAGCAGCGAACCCGCTCACATTGCGGTTCTCACCGTCACTGGGCAGGGGCAGGCTGCGTGTCTCCTTGTTGTCCATTTGTTACATCATTTTGTTGGGTGTCCATGTGCATGGGCTTGTTGTACTTGTCCGCCTCGGGATCCAGAATGGGATCCAGGCCTTCATCCTTGCGGATGTCGTTTGCACTCAACACACCAATGTTCCAGTAAGATACATTTCGCTGGACCTGTGTCATGATATCGCCACGCATCAGAGCGCGGAGGTCCAGGTTAAACTTGCGAGATCCAGACAGGAGCTTGTTGGTGAACTCCATCTCGATCATCTCCACAATCGGACGGATGCAATCCGTCACAAACTGTGCATTCTGAGCTTCTATGCTGTTGGCATATCCAGCTCCCTCCAGGTGACCAATCTTGTGAGGAGGTACGCTGTAAAGTCGGCAGATTTCCTCCACGCCAAAGCGCAATGTCTCCAGGAACTGGCTCTCACGGTTAGAGAGTGCCACAGGCTTGTACTCAGCTCCCTCGGTGAGGATGGCTGTGCCTCCAGCGTTGCTGCCTGCATACCGCTCGTCAAACTGCTGACCAATCTGACGGACGCGGTCCGCGTCACGGATCGTGCCCTGGATCTGGAGGATTCCTTTTGGCGTGGCACCTCGGCCATAGAATGAGCCCAGGTGTTTAGTCGCTGCCAGGCTCGTGCCCACCGTTTCCTTTGCGTAGGCAATAGGGCTCACGCCATTGATTCCGTCAATGGTCCAGAGCTTGAGGTGGATGATCTGCTCAGGCAGAAGGCGCATGTTGATACCATTGTTCAGGCGGAGCTGATAGATCAGATCTCCGCTGGTGGTGTCAATGGTTACATAATCATTGTCAATCAGCTCAATACCTGCCAAGCTCGCTCCGTCTCGCATGGGCAGGATGTAGGCATTCCCGCGCAGCAAGAGGTTGGTCATCATTGCCTTCCGGAAGTCGTAGCTGTTGTAGTACTTGTTCGGCTGCTTGCGGACCATGTCATCAATGAGACCAGGAAGCAGGATATTTCCAGCGTCCGTCTCCCGATAAAGGCGGAAAGGCAGTGAGGCAATAGTATTAGAGATCAGGCTGACACAGGCGTACACCGTGGCCACTTTCGGGGCATTGATATTGCTGACTGTCTCGCCTGCGGAGGTGGCAGTACCGCCCAGCAAGTTGATCAGCCAGGGGCGAGGGCTCTGAACGCCCGAAATACTGCGCACAACGCGCTGAAAGATGTTCGGCATAGTATATACAAAGTTTACAAAAAAAATCCGTTCTAAACAAATATAATATCGTCCTGATCGTATGCGCTGAGTCCTGTCTGAGCATTGTGCACATATCCAGCCATTGCCGTCAGGATTGCAGCTGCACCGTCAATGCGGTCCGGGGCCTTGTCCTTGCTGAATGTCCAGTTGTCATTCTTATCAATGTGGAGGGATACGTTTCCAATCATCCAGGCCGTGACAGGGTTCCCATCATGGCTGAAATTGTTAGTGACCACACTGCGGTACAAGAGCTTCATGGGCTCATTCAGCATGAGAGCTGACTGCCGGACCTCATAGCAGAAGTTTTTTCCGTATCTCTGGCGCATAGAGTCCACCGTCTCCGCTGCGTTCCAGGGATCGAAAAAGATGCCCTCCACCGGGTGCTCCTGCATGATCCGCTCAATGATTCCAATGCGGTGGGCTGTCGTGGTGACCTCTCCTTTGTTTACCTCCAGGTTTCCATCTTTGATCCAGTTGCGGACCAGGTTTGGGTACTTGTTTTTCCTTTTGTTCATTCCGTGGTCCGTGATCTGGTAGTACTGAACAGAATGGAACTCTTCGCCGTTAAAGTAAAGGACCGCATAGGCTGTGAAGTCATTCACCGCAGCCAAGTCAACACCCAGGAAGCATCTCCAATTTTTGACGCTCTTTTTCTTATTGGTGCATTTGAGCCATTTGCTGAGTTCGATGTAAGGCTGCGCGGAGCCTGCCCACTGATTGAGGTGCAGCTTACGCAATGACAGGAGCGTTGGCTCGTCATGCTTTGCAGTGTTGGACATCTCCTCCAGGTACCTCATGTTCACCGTAATGCCCAGGGATGGGTTGGCCTTAGCCCAGACCTTTGGATCATGTGGATCTTCGTGGTCCTCTGCTCCGTAGATGATGGTAAGCCAGGAGGGATCAATCTCAGGCTGCTCCTGCACCCGAACAGCATACTCATGCCACTTATGTGCGAAGGTGTAAGCTCCCCCGGCTGTGGTGATCGCGATCATTTGGGAATCCCTGGCAGCCATAGAGGTGCGAAGAGCTTCCCACAGATCTGGTCCTTTGACCTCGTTCCAGGCGTGGATCTCGTCACATAGGATCAGTGAAGGGTTCAGTCCGTGGTTGGATCCTCCATCTGAGGTCAGCGTCTTGAGAAAGCCTGGACGGCCTTTGAGGCGAATTTCCTTCCGATATGGCTCAAGCACTTTCTGGAGCTCTGGATTGTACAGGACCATATTGCGCACATACCCGAAGAGAATTGCAGCCTGTTCCCTGGTAGCAGCTGCAAGTACCACCTGAGGGTTGCTGTTATTCTTAAAGCCTTCCAGCATGTGGGCGATAGCGATCATGGCGATGAAGGCACTCTTACCATTCTTACGTGGTATCTCCAGCCACACCATGCGCTTGCCTTGTCCGTCACGGATGAGACCACGCTGCCAGTCCATCAGCTTCACTGGCTTTCCTGCATGCTCGTCCTCTGTGAGCACACAGTACTTTTCGATCATCCTCTCAGTCCAGGTCAAGTCCACTGCCGACAATCTTTTCAAGTTCCTGGATCTTGCGCTCTGCTTTCGCCAATGTTTCCACAGCTGGGTTCTTTCTGATCACTGGTTGACCTCTGTCCGTGATCGCTTCAAGTATGGCACCGTGCCTTTTTAGGCTTTCAATGCACTCCTTCTGTATGCTTCTCCAAAGTTTTAGCTCTTCTTCCATGTCAAAAAATCGGTCATTTGGGGGTTTTTGGGTGTTTCTGCGGTGTCATTTGATACACTCAAGTGCTCAAAATATGCTTTTTTAGTCACTTTTTGCCTGTTTTTGGGGCTGGGGTATCCTGATCTGACCAAAAAAA